CACTCCAGTGCGCAGGTAAGCCTTAATGCACTTTATTAAGGTCTGGAGTTACGAAGCCCAAGTCTTCTAGAAAATGTGGGTTATAGATGGTTTTCATCTTGCTCTGCACTTTCTCAAAGAAGTTTGCATCTAACTTCCCATCTGCAGTTACACCTAATGCTTGTGGGTTACCACCAGTCAATCTCTCTGCAGTTGTTAAGAACGGCTTGTTCTTGCCTTTTTGAGAGGCTCGCTTGTCTTCGTCTTCTTTGACACATTCAGATATAAGTTGGGAAACTGGAATGGTTAGACTTAAATGTCCTTTGTCAAAGGCCGCCAAAAGATTTGTCAAAATCATAAAGTCATCATCAAATTCAAAACACTTTCCAATCTGTTGATACCAAGCTAAGGTATGTCCAGCAGGTCCTAAACTTTTAGCTTCTTCTTTTGACAACGTAGAACGTAGTACTCTAGGCCATGAATAGCCCATCTTATACTCCCCGTTTACTCTGATTACTCGATATTGAATAAAGAATAATCCATACGCATCTTTTGCATCGTTATGTAAAATAACGCCCTTCTCTTTATAATATTTTGCAAATTTATCTTTCTTATCTTTTTGCAAAATAACAAGTAAATCGTCTCCAAGGGCAATGTTGCTCATACCCTTCGATGGATAGAAGACTTTACTTGAATAGTCTGGCTGAGTTGAACATGCAGCAGCAATAGATAGTACACGATTGCTGTTAGTATTACCAAGAGTTGTATCAACGTACCCGGAAAATTCCCTACCATAAATAGAATGGACTTTGTTGTTTGGACCATCAACAAAAGGTACTCTCTTGTTTCCTAATTGCCTCAAGATTACTAATTGTTTTCCCGTCTCACCGTTGGTCTTCATATATCTTAACCCACACTGCCAAGCTAGAAGCCCATAACCTAAATTGAAATCCCATTTGGTAGCATCCAAATTGAATGGTGCATAATTAGGTCCGAGAGATTCACAAAATTCACCAACCTTAATTAGATCTTGTTTTACAGCCGCCTCGTTTCTAAGGCCGGTACCAACATTGAAATTTTTATAGTTTTCCATTTCAGGCCCGTTTATTATGTTGATACCAATATTATATCTTCGGGAGTTTGCTTCAAGTGCTCTACCAGAACCACGTTGGTTTCTCGGATAGCCAGTATATACAAGATATTGAATTAGCCATTGCGTAAAGTGTTTTAATCCCATTGCAAAGTGCTTCTGTACATCTTGTACACATAATTTACCGTATGTTATATCACTATCTTTCGATACACGAGTACCATCGTTGTGATAATCAGGATAAGAAGTGCCACTGTGTTTATGAGTGAAGGGTTCTACATAATCGCGAACTGTCTTATCTGCACAGACTTCTGGATAAGTGCTAAGATATAAAATACTAGCAAGCTGCATATATGGATCACTAGATAGATCTTTCAGAAGCTGTTCATACGAGTAGTTAGTCTTAGGGTGTCCATATTTTTCAAATAACTCCTGGCGTTGTTTAGCTTGACCAGGCTGGATATCCCAGATCTCAGGTTTCCATGCATTCCAACAATCTACGTTGTGATGACATGGATCGAATATTCCTTTAGATAAATCGTATTCATGTGTCTCTTGTCCGTTATACTTTACTAAACAAGCATTTACTACTTTATTTACCCATTCGACTGCCTTACTTTTAGCCCCGGTAGGAAGTTTTTCTGTTGACCATTCATCTTTCTCCTTATCATAAGTTTGTTTTACATCCCCGAAGACGACAAGAAGATTCTTCATAGCGGGAGTCGCGAATACATTTTCAATTTGGGCACATACTGTGGCACTCAAGCGTAAACCGACTTTAACTGATTCCTGATTAGATAACCAATCAATTGATGGAATCATTTTCATCAAACTATTTACTCTACTTTCAATATGTTTGATTACTCTGAGTAATTCATTTACTCTGAAATCATTATTCAACTTTTTCATAGAATATTGTCTTTCCT